AATAGGGCCAATAGGTTCATTAGCCAGTACATGGCTACAGGGGCGTGTTGATAAAGCTAAAGCAGAAACAGATGTTAAAGTAGCTAAAGCCAAAGCGGAAGCAAAAGTTTACGAGACTGAGGCTACATCTAGTTTTCTTAATGAGCAAGCACTTACAAACCAGATGGGTGAAAGTTGGAAGGACGAATTTTGGAGTTTGATTTTTGGGGCAATCCTTGTAGCTTCCTTCCTGCCTTGGACACAACCATTTGTTAAAGAAGGGTTTGTTTTCTTAGAACAATCCACGCCAAATTGGTTTGCCAACATGTTATATATAATAATAGGAAGTTCATTTGGGTATCGCTTTGGAAAACAAGGATTGCAAATGATAAACAAAAGGGGTAAATAATGAATATAAACTTATTGAGAGAAGAATTAGCTGTTGACGAAGGCATAAAATATGAGACCTATTTGGATCATCTTTCGCTAAAAACTTGCGGGGTGGGGCATTTGTGCCGTGAAGATGAGCCAGAGTTTGATTTGCCTTTAGGTGCAGAAATATCTGAAGAAAGGGTTAATGAACTTTTTGATAAAGATATTAAAATAACTATTGATGATTGTAGAAAAGTGTATGATGACTGGGACAATATGGATGAGGACATTAAAAGAGTATGCGCAAATATGATGTTTAATCTTGGGTATCCTCGTTATTCCAAATTTAAACTTATGATAAAAGCTATAAAAGAAAAAGATTTTAACGAAGCCGCAAAACAAATGAAACAAAGCAGATGGTATAATCAAGTTACAAATAGAGCAGAGCGTTTAATAGAAAGAGTAAAGAATGCCAGCAGTTAAACTCCAGAAATTTTTAGGTATTGCGCCTAAAATATCTAGTGATTTATTACCAGAAACTGCTGGTCAAACTGCATTTAATGTTAAACTAGATTCAGGAGATTTACAACCGTATAAAGAACCTTTGGTTGTTGCTGATGCTTTACGCTCGGGTGTGTTAAAAACTTTATATGCTTTATATAATCCATCAAATACTTCAGAACTTAAATATTTAACTTGGGCAGATGACATAGATATAGCTACAGCTGCACCAGAAGATGTTCTTGATCCTGATGAACAAAGGTTTTATTTTACAGGTGATGGTGTACCTAAAGTTTCTAACTATGCATTAGCTACATCTGTTGCTGCTCCTTACCCAGACGCTTATTATGAACTTGGGTTACCTTTACCAACTACTATAGCAAATACGTCTGCTGCTTCTTTTACTGTAGCTACATCAAGCCATTATGCTAGAGATTCTGGTAATGTTTCTACAGTAACTACTGGTTCAGCACATGGTTTAAAAACTGGGAACGTAGTTACTACAAGAGATTTTGGAACTTCTGATGAAGCTAAATCATTTAATGCTAAAAACGTTATAGTAACTGTAACTAGCACTACTACATTTACTTATTATAATTCTGGAGACCAAGTATCTAATACAGCTAATACTAGTGGTAAAATAGAATTAGCAGGATCTACGTTTGCTAGATCATATCTTTATACATGGATAACACCTTGGGATGAGGAATCTATTGGTTCAGAACCTTCTGATGATTTGTTTATAAAAGAAGGACAAGTAGTTACAGTAACAAATCTTCCTACTGCTAAACCTTCAGGAGATAATTTTGTTAGTGGAATAAGATTATATAGAAGTGTATCTTCTGCTTCTGGTACTTTTTATTTTAGATTAAAAACATTATGGTTTCCTACAAGTTTTGGTTCTTCAGGTACTGTATCTCTTACGTCAAATGTAGCTACAGTTAAACTTACATACAGGCATAATTTAATAGTAGGAGATAGATTTAAAATAAAAAGTTGTAACGATAGTACGTTTAATATTACAGATGGCATTGTAGCTAGTGTTATAGATAACTTTACATTTACGTATGCTAAAACAGCTAGTAACATAACATCAAAAGCTGAAACAGCTGGTGTATTAGTGCATGACGCAGCTGAATCTTTATCCGATAGTGCTAGGTATTGGGGTGATAGTAGTTATAATTTTACAGACGATTTTTTAATTTCTAATCTAAATACAATATTAGGTTCTTCTAATTATGATAAACCTGAAAGCACTATGAAAGGTATATTGTTAGCACATAATAATATTATGGCAGGTTTTTTTGAAAACCAAATTTGTTTTTCTGAACCTAGTAAACCTCATGCTTGGCCTAAGATATATCGCCTTACTATAGAACATAATATAGTTGGTATAGCAGCTATAGGAGGATATATATTAGTATTAACTGATCAGTATCCTTATCTTGTGTCTGGTAGTGATCCTAATACTATGTCTGTATCTAGGATAGATACATTTATGCCTTGCGTTTCAAAACGCTCTATTGTGAATATGGGATATGGTGTTGCTTATGCTACTTATGGAGGGCTAGCTATATTTTCTCCCACTGGAGGTTTAGATATAGTTACTAAATTTATACATGATTGGGATTCTTGGGCTGATGAATTAGATCCTACTACATTAGTTGGTCATTATTACAACGGAAAATATTTTGGTTCTCATAGTACAAACTCTTTTATATTTGAACAAGATCAAAGATCAGGAGGTTATTTTGTATCTATAAATCATTTGTTTAATGCTGCTTGGACTGATCCTGTAACTAATAGTATGTATTATACTTCAGGAAATAATGGAGATATAAAACAATGGGATAAACCTACTCAACCTCTTACTGCTATGGAGTGGAAATCTAAAACTATACGTTTACCAGAGCCTATAAATTTTGGGGCTTGTAAAATTGTAGCTGATTTTTCAGATGTAGATGAAGAAGTACTTGCTGTAGCTGCATTTAATCTTACAGTAGCCGCTACAAATCAAGCTATATTTGATGTTAGTGAACAACTTGGTACATTAAATGGTCCAACTGATTATACTGTTAGTAGTATACGACAGGAAAATAACGGATTTTTAAATAGCACTATGATAGGTGGAGATCCTTTAGGTACTGTATTTCCTCGTTCTACAGATATTAGTACTCTTCCTATTACAGTAAAACTTTTTGTTGGAAATAATAAACAGTTAATTTTTCAAGGTACTGTGTTAACTGATGATACATTTAGATTACCTAGTGGCTATAGAACTGATACATTTGAAATAAGTGTTTCAGGAAGTTCTCGTGTTAGAGCTATACATGTAGGTGAAACACCATATGGATTAAGGGAAGTATAATGACAAGATTTGCAGCTATACCAAATATACCAACAGGTTCCGAAATGGCTGATTGGCAATCTAATTTACTTAGTAAAGTCGTAGAAAATACAGAACTATTAACAGGGTTACGAGGAGAAAGTGATCGTGCTAGTGTAGCTGTTACAAAAGGAGATATATCAATTAACCAAATAGGGTTACAAAACTTGACAAACCCTACCGCATTAGGTAATGGATTTACAATAACTATAAGTGGTACTGATTATGTCGTTGCAAGTTTAGCAGAATTTGTTAAACTAATAACAGATGTACAAACTTTAGCTGATGATCTTGCTCAAACTAGAGCAACATTAGACAGTTTAATAACACAATTAAAAGCTTAGGAGATTCACATGGCAAAATATGATACAACTTCCTTAGACTTACCTACATCATTAGACGAATTAACTAAGCTCCCTATGATTGATAATAGAGCTTATCAAGGTATGACAGCAGGTGCAGCTGTTAATCCAGGTTCTGCTATGGATATAAGAGCAAGCCAAGGAAGTTTTGAAGAAGGTGGATTAGTTGGCCCTCAAGGACAACCTATACGTCCTAATCCAGCTGGTGTTCAATCACAACAACCTGGAGGTCAACCACAAAATCCTCAAATGATAGAAGCTCAGATCCAAGAGTTTATGACTGGTAATCCGCAACAAGTCCAAGAAGCTAGAGCTATGCTACAGCAAGCTATGCAAGAAGAAGGTGTTACTCCTGCAGATATAAACATGCTTGTACAGTTAGCTAATGTAGCTATGGGTAACCCTGATATGTACCCTCAATTAATTAGACAACTTAAACAACAAGGTATTGCAGAAGACGATACAGATGAAAATTATGACGAAGGGCTTCTTATAATGATTCTTATAATGGGTAGGTTGCTAGGTGAAGAGGGAGGTATACAACCTCCAAGGCAAGAACCTGTTATGAACATGATGCACGGAGGACCTTTACCTAAGACTGGTGGAGTTATTCCTATTAATGCGCATGCAGGTGAGTATGTTATCCCTAAACATGTTGTAGATAAAAAAGGTACTGACTTTTTTGATAAAATGTTAGGAGATAAAAAATGACCATACCAAATATTACAATAGATTATAAAGCCGAGACTATACCAGATTCAGTATGGGAAGTTATAGGTCCAGAATTTTATAGGTCTAGACGACATGGGTTTTTTAAAAGTTTTAAAAAATTTGTTACAAAAGTTGTTAAATATGTAGCTCCTATAGTTATACCTATAGTAGCCGCACCCATAGCAGCTGCTATAGGAGCTTCTGCTGTAATAGGTTCTACTGCAGCTAGCGCTTTAGTTGGTGCAGGTTTAGGTGCTGCAACTTCTGCGGCAACAGGAGGAGATCCATTGTTAGGCGCAATAACAGGAGGAGTAGGTGGATATATGGCAGCACCTACTGTTGGAGCAACTAATTATACAGCTGGACCTAGTGTATTTGGTGGTATAGGAGAAAGTGTATCTAATGCTGTTGGTGTTGTACGAGATGCCGCAGGTAATCTTGTGTCTAGTTTAACTGGACAACCTGTTCCTCAAACTTTTCCACAAGCTACACCAGCTTATGGTGCTAGCAACCCAATAATGCAAGCAGATATGGCTGCAGGAACTTACAATGCTCCAACACAATCAGCAGCAAATGTTTTTGTTCCGGCATCTCCTGGATTAAGTACTACTGCATCTAGCCCTATGTCAAGCGTAGGAAATGTTGATATGTATGGTAGATCTAGAGATGTAGTGTCCCAAGGAATAGGTATACAAGATCCGTCTCAAATACCAATAAATCAAATGGAAGCGGCTACAACAAGTGGAAGTTTTGTTCGTCCTGATGTTACTGTAACAACTTTACCTCCAGCAGGTGAAAGTGGTGGTCCAGATGTGTTTAGCCGTTTTGGGGTTACTAGACGTCCTGTAAGTACAGCAAATATGCCAGGGTTTCCTGAAGGTTTTAATGCAAATACACCAGCAGAAGCAACTGTAGCTCAACAACAAGATCCTGGTATAATGCAACAAATTAAAAATGCATTTGCTGGTGTACCTCAAGCTATTTCAGATAAATTTACTGATCCTAAACAACTTGCTAACTCATTGTTACAAGGTGGTGTTATGATAGCTGCTTCATATTTAGGTGGTATGAGTGGCACTGCAGAAGAAAATGCTAGCCAACAAGAAATAAATGATTATCTTCAAGAACTTAAAGCAAGAGATCAAGAAGCTTATGCATCTATTATGGAAGCAGCAAAAAATCAACTTGAAATGGCAGGACAATTTAACCCTCAATATTTTGCACAGTTAAGAGTAAATCTTGAAAAACAAAAACAAGGTGCTCAAAATCAACAGTTGTTAAAACAAGCTGGATTAAAAACTGGTGGCCAACAAGCAGAAGCACGAAGAAGATTGCAAATACAAGGCGCTCAAGATACTGGCACTGCTTATACTCAAGGTATGCTTGGAGGTATTGACGCTCAAAATAAATTAGTAAGTGCAGGTATTGGTAGTTTAGGTAAAGCAGGTTTAGGTCAAAATGCTTATTTAAATGCTTTGACTGCTCAAAACCAAGCGTTAACTAATCAAGCTGCAGGAATTGCTGATGCTACTACAGGATTTCAAACAACTCTTGGTTCTTTAATACCTACTGATAAAGATGAACTAGAAAAATTAGAAGAAGAAATTAAAAAGTTAAAAGAAAGTAAAACTGGATAGGAATTTAATATGGTATCTATTAATGATATAACCCGTCGTACATTTCAAAATCCATTTGATGTAGTAACTAGAGCTGGTGCTGTAGGACCTGAAGGATATTTTCAAGGTAAAGCTTTACGAAGGCAGGATACTGTAGGTGATATGCAGTTACAAAACCTTAAACGTATTGAACGGGCTAAAGTAAATTTTGCAAAGAATAAAGATTTTTGGGATTCTGTAGGTAGTGCTCCACCTGAAATGGTTGGGCAAGATGATACTAACCCCATACAAGATTTTACTCCTTTAGGCGGACCTGCAGGTTCTCAAGGTAGACCCCTTGGTTTTGAAACAGATCAAATAATACATGACGCAGGGCAGTTTGATGTATTTGATATTGGTACAGGCACTCCTGGTATTAATCAAAAAGTACAAGTAAGTACTACACCTTTAGACCCGTTAACTTTTACTGAAATAGATACATATACAATAACAGATGTGCAAAAATCCCAGTCTTTTCAATTATCTAATAAAATTCAAAAAGATAGAATAGGTCAATTACAAAAATTATTTGGTACTATTAGTAAAGACTGGATGTCTAATCCTAATACTGAACTAGAAAAAATTTTAGTAGAAGCAAATAAATTAAATTTAGACCCAGCTGCTGTAATGGCTGTGTATGCAATAGAATCTAACTTTGGTAAAGTAAAAAGCACATCATCTAAAGATGCTAGAGGTGCATTACAAGTTACTACTAAAACTGGTAACGATTTGTTAAATTGGTTTGCAAATACAAAAAACCAAAAACAATTTAATATTGATTCTGAAGATATAAAATATGCTAAAGAATTATTGTTAAAAGCAAAACAACTTGGAGGTTTAAGAAAAGGTAAAACTAAAGGTCTTTCAGATGATGACCTTACTAAACTAGGATTGTTACGTCTTAAATATAATGAAATTGTAGGTGTGCCTAAAAATTTATGGGGTGCAGCTTACCAAGGTAATGCAGAAACAGTTAGAGATAGAGGCACTCCAATGGCTAATTGGGATGGTAAGATAACTAATTCTGATTACAATAAAATGTATACTAATATTTATAATGCTATCCAACAACCTGGGGCTATACATAATACATGGATTACTAATCTTCAACCTTGGGGTGGAGCTGGTTCATCAGGTTTTATAAAAGGAATAAAAACTACACCTGTGCCACAAACAGCACAAACATACGTACCAATACCACCATCAGAAGGAATGACTGCAGATTCTGCAAAAAGAATTGCTGATTTAAATGCAGCGTTTGCAAAACAAACAGGAGTACAAACAGGTACAACTACAACACCATCAGGGCAAACACTTAATCTACCCGGCTTACAAAATTTTGGGGGAGCAAATACTACACAGATTGATGCTTCAACAAAAACAGCAGAAGGTGGTAGTACAGCAACAGAAGGTGGTACAGCTATAGAATCACAAGCTGATACCAGTGGAACAAGTAAAGAAACTGAAAAAGCAATATCTGCTATAGAACAGTTTGGGGGACTTAAAAGTTCTAAAGATATTAAGCCTCCTTCTATTGCTCAGTATAAAAATAAACCTGAAGCTATAGGTAGAGATATAGCAGAGTTAATGAAACAACGTACAAGAGCGTATGAGTTATCTCAGATTGCTAGATTTAGTGGTGACATTACAGGCGCACTTAATGCAGTAGGCTCAATACAAGAACTTGATGCAAGATTATATTATGCTCATGGTATGCAAGGTATCCGTGATTTAGAATACGGTGATACTTTACGTGCAAGTAGAGTATGGTCAGACTTTTTATCTGCAGGTACAAATCCTAATCGTATACAAATTCGTATAAGACGAGACGGAAACTATAATGTGTATGATGCAGGTAAAATAATCCATGAAGGTGTATCTTTAGATTCTTTATCTAAACGTGCACGACTTGTGTTTGACCAAGGTTATAGAGATAAACTAACATCAGCAGAAGCTAATATGGCTAGTCAAATTTTTGAAAACCAATTAAAAATAGAACTTAAAAATAAAGAAGTGTTAGCAACTATGATGAAAGATATAGCTGTTAAAAGACAAGAAGGCTTAAACAAACAAGCAGAAGAACAACTTAAAGCATTGTTAGGTAAAGATAATATAAAGGTTACTGCTACAGGTAATGGTGTAGATGTTATAATTACACAGGGTGGTAAAGCTTATATCCTAAATACTCAAACACAAGAACTAACAGAAGGTCCATTTGCAGGTATGCCTATTCCTAATCAAGCTGTAGAAGTTCCAATGATAGGTACAAATGATGCTAATGTATGGGCTACAGCATTAGGACAAAACTAAATGGTACAAAAAGCTGGGCTAAAATCTTTTGCAAACACTTCTATGAGTGCCATGGATTTAATGCCCGGAAATCCTTATACTCCTCCCAGTTCAAACATAGGTGTTAACCAGTTAAATACTTCTGCTGCAGACATTGCACTAGCAGGTCAGCAACTAGTACCAGAAATTGACCCTAATCAATTTGAAATGCCTGAGACTCAACAACAGGCTCCCGGTCCCCAGGTAAAGTATAGCCCATCACAGGACAAGATCTTTGCAAATGGTTTACTGTTTGATACGGATGACTTTCAGTCTGCTGTTGATTCTAAAAAATATATTCTTGAAGGGCAACCTATGGCACCACCTCCTGGTGACTGGATAGATATACAACCAGATTTTTATGCCCAGTATCTGAACAAAATAGAAGATCCAGGCTGGACTACGTTAGCCAATAAGAATTTTTGGATAGGTATGCAAAATTTAAAGTACCTTGGTGGCTCTGCACTGCAAGCTATATCTCGTAAAGATTCTCCTGGGTTTAAAGTTGGCGAAGGTATAAGAGATAAATCTATAGAAGAGCTATATAAACTACAGCCTTTCCAACGAGAGTTTACAAATATAAAAATTGGAGACCCAAATGATAAAGCTGAAGGTGCTATAGACTGGTTTGTAGCTGTAGTAGGACAGCAAGTACCTAACTTAATAGAGAGTATGATATCTGTTATAGTAGGTGCAGCAGCGGGTGGTCCTATAGGAGCAGGTGCAGCATTAACTTCTAAACAACTTGCAAAAAGTGCTACTAAAAAATTAGTAATGAGTGGCATAAAGAAAAGACAAAAAGGTCAAGTAGTTAGTTTAGCAGAACAAAAAGCTTTAAAAGATGCTGCTGGTGCGCTAGCAGGTATAGCTAAACATAGCCCTGAAACATTTAAACAATATTCTAAACAGGGTCTTCTTAAAAATTATGATGACATATTAGATAGTATAGTTGCAACAGGTAGAGCACGTGGCCAAACAGTAGGTGGTGGAATAGGTGCATTTGGTTCTGCTTATCGTATGGGTGTTGGTGATATATATGCTGAGCTTTTAGAAACAGGTTCAGAAGGTAGCGAAACAGATGCAAAATTTGCAGCTTTAGGTGCAGCCCTTCCTTATGCAGCACTTGAAGGGTTAGCTTCATATTTTCTTATGTCAAGGTTAATATTAGGTAGAGGTCCAACTAAAAATTTTGATGCGCCTACCAAAAGAAACTTAGCATTTAAAATTGCTGAGTCTGATGGTAAATTTTTACGGGCTGCTAAACGCGGAGGATATATAAGTGCTGGTGCAATAGGTGGAGGTGCAGCAGAAGGAGCTACTGAAATTGGGCAAGAAAGTATTAATATGTGGGTTGCTAATTCAGTTAATAGACATGAGTATATGGATGGTGAAGTATTACATAGACTTATAAATGCAGGAGCAGCAGGGTTTGCAGTAGGTAGTACACTTGGTGGCCTTGGTAATTTAAGACGAGGACAACCTACTGATTTATTACAAAAAGAACCAGAGCAAGAACAAGAACAAGAACAAGAAACACTACAGTTAACTGGACCACAACAAGAAGAACAACCGACTGAGTTTATGCCAGAAGGATTTCCTGGAGGAATTAGGTCAAGAACATTAGCTGAAACAGGTGGTGCTGTAGGTCCTACAGTATCTCCTACACCTTTAGAAGGAGAAATACTTGGGCCGGAAGGACCTGTAACTACTAGAGAAACAGGACCGCAAGTATATGATGATGTAGAAGGTACTGCAACTGAAGTAATAGACCCACTTCGAATTGGTCAAGATCCATTTCGACTTAGAGGTCCACAAGAAACACAAGGAGAATTGTTCGGAGGACAAGATCTTGGTACACCTCCACCACAAGGGCAGGTTAATTTACGAAGAGGACCACAAAGATTAATAGGTGCAAACCAACAACCGCAACCTATTGGATATGTACCACCAGGAGTTCCTGTTGATACAACAAGAGATCCTAATCAAGATGCAGCTGAGGCTTTGAATAATGATTTTATAGAGCAACAAAGAATGGAAAAAGCTCAAAATATTCTTAGCGAAAAATTAAATGAAGCAGCCCCAAAAGATACTGATACTAAATTATCAGATATTAAGTTTGTTAAAAAGAATACAATGGAAGCTAAGCCTGTAACTGAAAAAGATTTAGAAAACCCATTATTTTTTGCTATGATGAAAAATGAAAAAGGTTCTGCAGGTGAGCAAACTATAGGAAATTTAAATATTATAGTACGTAATGATGGAGGTACTTATGATATGTACCAAATTAATAACGACGGAACACTTACTCCATCAATGCTTAATATTCCTAAGCAAGATTTAATTGGTTATAAAAACCCATACTTTTATAAAACTAATAACATAAATGATCCAAAGATAAAACGTTGGCGTAATATTGATGACGAAAATATTTATACCGGAAGCAAAATGCGTGAAGGTATTTTCTCTCGGAACGTAGAATTTATTAAAGAAGGGAAAGAAAAGCTAAAGAAAAGAACAAATAAAATTGTAGAAAATTTTGAAACATCTAAAGGTTCTACATATAAAGTGTATGCTGATGGAACAACTGTCCGTACTAAAAAAGAAGGTAAAGGTGCAGGGATACAGGATAGGTCTGATAAAACTTATTACGTATCTCCAGCAGATTCACAAACTTTAGAAGCAGCATTAAAAACTTCTAAAATAAAATTATTGGAGAATGGGATAGAATTAGATATAGGTGACGGGCAAATTATAAACATATCATCTAATCCTAATCCAGCAGTTGGGTTACATCCTGTAGAGTTTATAAAAGATATACCTTTACCACACGTTGGTAATGTTATTACTAAAGTTGGTAAACCAAAAGTAGATTTAAAGAAAGGAAAAGGAGATGCCGATAGTAAGTCAGGCTCAAAGAAAGTTTTTGTGGGCAAACAAACCGGAGGTCGCCAAACAACTGGAACAAAAGACACCAAAAAAATTGATACTACCAAAGAAACTAAAACCAAAACTAAAAAAGACGTCTTAAGAAAAGGTTTGTTAGCAGATGTTACAGACACAACTAGAAAAACTACAGCAACAGGAAATTTAAAACTTAGACGAATATCTAAGACAATACAAAAATCTAAATTAACTCCAGCCATATATACTAAATGGGACAATGCTTTGAAAGCAGCAGGTGGTAGTATAGAACAAATGCCTGTCCAACAAGTTAGTGAAAAAGAATATCAGAAACTTGAAATTGTAGAGACTCGCGAAGATGGTAGCACTATATATAATGTTTATACTTATGCAGATGAAAATGCTAAAACTATTTCTGCATTTAGAGATATTACAGAAAAGAAAATAGATAGACCAAGAAAAGTTAATGCTCCTACTAATGCTCCGGGAAAATCAGAACAAGAAGCATACAATAATGTACGGCAAGATCATTGGTTAGCATGGAAAAAAATTAGCCCTGATCTTAAAAAATTATTTAGAATTAAATTCATTGGTAATCATCTTAGTAAATTAGAAATATCTAGGTTGTATCGCAATTATTTAGAAGAAGCTGATGTAACAACTGCTGATACATTGTTTGAACATATGATTGCAGACCTTGATTCAGAAATGACACAACAAGAAATTACTACAACTTTTGAAGCAACATTAGATAACATTGTAAAGGTAGCATGGTTTAATGGGGCTGAAGTAGGAAACAAAGCTATACCTTCTTATGACACTAGTAAAAAACAATCTTTGTATCAGACTACTGTAGGTAATAAAAATATTAAACCTGAGCATCAAGGTAACAATGCACGGGAAATGGCTCAGGATTGGTTAGCTGCTAATAAAAAACATATGTCTGATGAACAGCTAGAGCTACTTCATACATTAGTATTAGAAAGACAAAGAGTTAAATCTTCTTTTGATGTAGATGACAAAGGGCAATTTCCTATTACTGTGAAATTAGAAAACGGTAACTTACCTCCATGGTTAGTGCATTTAAAATCTTATAAGTTATTAGCTGATCTTACTGCTGGTGACAGTGTGTATTATTTTAAAGGGTTGGAGCAATCAAATCTTACGCAAGAAGAAATAAATGAGTACAATGATGAGTTAAATAAAGAAGCTCATTTTTTTAAAAGATCTAATATAGATTACCAACAGTTACAAAGAAACGCAAAAGCTGCAAAAGAAAGAGAAGAAAAAAAATTTAGAAGTACCTTAGATAAAAAACAACTTGAGTTATTAGATGATGTAGATAAATCTTTTGCTGACTGGGGTATATCTTTGCCAGCTGTTACAAGACAAAACTTAGCTAAGTCAAACCCTACACATGTGTCTCAACGTATTGCTACTATGATGGACAGTATGCTCAACCTTGATTCTAATGTAGTTATTCGCGCTGCTAACAAAGGACGTATAGGTGGATACACAAGAAAAAATAATAGAGGTGAATACAAAGAGTTAATACCTTATGTTCCTAATAAAGGTACAGATTATAAAATAATTATAGGTGCTATTGAAAGACTGTATAAACACGCTGACAAAAAATATAAATACAACAGTGTACCTTTAGAAGAATACTTTTCACCTGAAGGTAAACTTTATATGAGATGGAAAGTTTTATTAAAAAGACAGCACGGTCAAGATAGATTGTATGTGTATTATTTACCAAAACCTCCTAGATTAAAAACTGAACGGGTGTTTAGTAAAGATGGAAAAAAACTTGTAGGTTATAAAGATACGTATAGACCTTATAGACCTAAGACTAGTATGTCTCCTAGTTCACAATTAAAAGAAGTAAACAAACTATTAGTTTTTTACGAGCAAAAAGGTGCACAACAAACTGCAGAAGAAATAGATGAAAAAATTAAAACCGCTAAGATTAAAGAAGTTGCTGAAACATTATTTAATAATGGTTGGGAATCCGAACAAGCAAAAATAGCAACAGGACAATTACAAGAAGATCTTTATGATCTTGACTCTGCTAATGATGCTGGACTTGATCTTACTCCTGAAGAACTACAGCAACAAATAGATATAGATAGTAATAAAGATGGTAGTTTTAAAAGAATAGAGGACGATAAACCAGCTGGTCGTATAGGTTTAAATAGAACTAAACTACTTGTAAAACAAATCTTACGTAAGTTTAAAATAAAACCTAAAGTAACTGTGTTTAGAAATCTTAACGATTTACGTTACAGTAACCCTGAATTATATGCACAGGCTAAAGCTTCAAGGATAGAAGGTGACTTTGATACCACTGCTCAAAGAGCTTATGCGTTTGCATTTGGTGATAACATAATTGTATTTAGTGATACCATACATTCAACTAGACAACTTAAGTTTGTATTAGCCCATGAAATATTAGGTCACTTTGGTTTTAGATCTATATTATCTAAAGGTGAAATTAAATCTGTGCTTGAAGACATATATAATAAAGACAGATTTATACGGGCTAAAGTAGAAGAGTACATGGTTGTACATGGTGTATCAAAACTTGAAGCAATAGAAGAAGTTATAGCAGATTATGCTGCTTCTTTAGATACAAGTTTATTAAAACGAATTTGGAATAAAATAAAAACTGCACTTAATAAAATACTAGGTATAAAATTTGGAGACGAGTATGCACGTACTCTTATTAACCAGATAAATAGATACGTACGACATGGTCAAATGTCTTCTGATGTAAGCATGTTGTCTATGGCAGATAACTTAAATAGATTAAACAAAGAAGCAGAGCTACGATTTGCTACAGATGATGCGGCTACACTACAGTCACAGGTAGGTCAGGCTCAAATGCATGGCAGAACATCTATAAGCAACAGAGACATATATGGTAAAGCTATAGAGCAAGCAGGTGGTATAGCTAGAGTATGGGAGTTTATTAAAAGAAAACTATCTACGCTAGATAACTTAGCTTTATATAGTGAAGGGTTACAAAAAGTTTTTACTATATCCCAAAAACAAGGAACGTTTTCTAATATGTTATTATCTAAGTACGAAGAGATGACAGACTTTGTACGTAATATAGTTGGAGGACCTAATACTAAAGAACGTGAAATAGCTAATATGATGTTAGCCTATGCATCTATGTATAGAAAATATGAGTTTGATAAAATTGTAGCTAAATTACTAGAAGGTAAAAGTGGTATAGAAAGATATAATTTAATTAGGTTTTTTGTTGTTGACCCAGTAACTGGGGATGTAGTTCCTAATAAAGCTTTTCAAGACCGAATAAAAAAACTTGGTCGTATGACTCCTGAAGATTTTAAGAAAGGATTTAATATTCCTTTTGGTAACAGAGATAGTTCTGTTCCAGTGTCAATACATAAACAGATGCTTAAATCAGGTATTGATCTTAAAACTTTTGACCCTGACAATAATGCAAGCCATAAAAAAATATGGATGATGTTTACCCAACATAATTCTGCTGTAACTCAAGCGTCTATAGATTTAGTAGAATCTAATTACTTTGCGTTTGAAAATGAAAAATCAGATTTAATAGATAGGCTAGATGTTTTTACTGACGCTACTGACCATAAAATTATAAAGCGTATTATAGATACGTACAATACTTTAATGATGCAAAACGCTATTAAAAAAGATGGCGAAACTGTAGAGGTTGATACTAAGTCGTTTAAAAAAGCAGACGCTTTTCTTGTAGCTATTACAAGAGCACTATGGCAAACAGGCGCGGTTAAAGATTGGAATGATTTAGCAAATGGTACATACAATTATACTCCTGAACAGATAGCAGCTATAAAAGAAAAAGATGGAGCGTTCACAGACCTTTCTCAATTTTCAGATATGGTAACCGGCAAGAAAGATGTGCCACAAATTTTAGATATTGTTCAGTCTTTAGGTAGGTTACGTCAGAAAGGTTTAAAAGATGATGATGTAAAAACTAAAGTACAGGCTACTATCAGAGATTTAGGAAGCGAACTTTTAGTTCTTAAAAATTCTGAACTAAAAGCTATGAATACAATTATAGGAAACTATGCACCTCTTGTAAGAAAAGGAGCATGGGAAGTTAGACTACAAGCATTTAGTGGCAGCACACCTATACAGATAGATAAAAAATTTAAATCGTATCTTCCTTATTTTCTTGTTGATACTGAAGCAGAAGCTAATGCAAGAAAAGCTGAACTACAAAAAATATTTGACGAAACATATGATTTAGAAGGATCGTCAATAACATTTAAAGCTATTTCAAGTAAAGCTAGACAACTATCTCCTTTAGAAGGAAGCATAGATTTTGTTGCTTTTATACGCACATTAAAAAATATGGGGATTAATTTAACTCCTACTGAAAGACATACTGTTGCTATGAATTTATCTAAAGCATCAGCTGCAGCCCGTAAATCATTACGACGAGAAAATATAGAAGGTTTTGATGAAAACATAATGGGTAATATTGCAGACCATTTAGAAACACAAGCTCGTATCTCTGCTAAAAATAGATACAGATATAAAATGGTTGACATTATGCTTGACGATAAACTTTGGAAAGGTGACCCTGATAAATTAGATTTACTTGGACGCATGGTTAACTCAGCTGCAAATGAGTCAGATAGGTTAATAAAGCTACGTGAGTATGAAAGATATTTATTTCAATTTATACATATGGCTGAACTTTATAGAGACTCAGAAACTTATACAGATATAAACGGACGTAAACATACTTTAAAAGCTAGAGGTAATATGTTCCGAGATGAAGCTGTTAGATACCAAGCGTTTTGGGATTCGCAAACTGATATAGTACACAGCACAGAAGATTTAATTAGCCAACATGCAGGGTGGTTAAAAACCATGACAGTTATGTTTCAGTTAGGTGGTAACATAGCTACTGCTGCAATTAACCTTATGTCAATGGTTACTCATGCAATACCTTACTTAGCATATAAAACTAAACATGGGTATGGTGGTGGTCATCATTTAGGTAGGGCATCATTTAACATGAGCAAAGCAGTATTAGATGTAGGCTTACCTAGATTTGCTGATATTATATCACTTAAAGAAATACAAGAAAGTCCTGCGGAACAAAGAAAATATAATCTTACTCAAGATGAAATTAATTTTATTGTTGCCCAAACTAGAAATGGTACGTTACAAGCTGCGCAATTTAATGCATTAGTAGGATCGTCAAAAAGTGGAATAGGTAAAGATACTTTAGGTATGCCAGGAGCTATAAAAATAAAAGGTGTTAAAGGCTGGATGAGTTTCTTTTCTTATACAGAACAGTTAAACCGTAGGGTAACTGCATTAGCTTCATATCGTATGGAAAAAGAAAGAATGTTAGCTGGAGCTAAAGATAATACTGAACGTCAAGAAATAGAAAGGCAATTACTAGAATCAAATACAGATAACAATCCATTTAAAGCTAGGCTATATGCAGAAGCACAAATGGCTGTAAATAAATCTCAAGGTGAATATGGGATGTATAACAGACCTGAAATAGCAAGAGGTAACATATTACAGTACGCATTTATGTATAAACAATTTCTTATGATTTCAGTTAACCTTATGAAACACATGGATTACAGAGGTAAGCTTATGTTTTTAGGTTTATTACTTGTTGTATCAGGTATAAAAGGTATACCATTTGCTGACGACATTATGGATTTAATAGACACATTAATCCAACATTTTAATATTCCTATAGCTTCTGTTGAAGGAGAATTAATTAAGATACTCGAAGACCTTCCGAAAGAATTTGCTGGTATAAATGTCCCTGGAGCCATTATGAGAGGTGTAGTAGATCAAGGTTTAGGGGGTACAGTATCTACTAGGTTAGGCTTTGGAGACCTAGTGCCTTTCACAGGGATCTTAAAGAAAGGTCTTAAGGGAGAAGATTATAGGAGAGAAATAAAGAATGGTTTTGGCCCTGTGTTTTCAGCAAGTGCAGACAGTATAGCTACACTAATGAACATGGGAAGTTATGGGTTAGAAAAGGTAGGGCTTAAAGATGACACTACTTATTTTTCTAGTATTGTTAAAGGATCACCTGTAGCAGGGCTAAGGAATGTAGCAGAAAGTTATTCGTACTATAAAGATGGAATGATAACAAACAGATCAGGAAAAGTTATATCAAAAGATTTAGCGTATATGCAATGGGCTACTAGGTTGTTAGGGTTATACCCTACTGTAGCTACTAGGCATAATGATATTGTAAGGGTGTCTAAATATGCTAACGCTTATATAAGAACGCAAAAAAGTTTTTACACCCAAGCGTATGTATCGGCTATGGTAAAAGGGAATAGAAGAGAAGCACGAAGAGTGCTAGGAATGGTAAGGGATTGGAATAGGGAGAATAAAGGTACTGAATTTGAGTTTAAAAACTTTCTTAAGTCAGCTAACAAATCGCTTAAAGAAGCTAAGTTCCCTACATTGTCTAGGTATGTAAGAACTACGCCTCTTCAAACACGATCTTATACTGAAAAACTTGCTATGATAATGGGTATGGATTTAGATTAGTCCTAAGTTTCCATATACTAAATCTTCTGCGGCTGTATCAGCATCATCTAGTATGCCTTGTAATCTTGGGTGGTTTAGGTTAACACCAATTACATATGATTGTCCTAGCTTTATAGGAGTATCTTTACCAAGATAAAACTTTTGAGATTTTGGTGTAGCTAAAACATTTTCCCCAAGAAGTTCCTGTGTGAATGATTTGTAGTCAGCGCCACGCATACTTAACCATTTACGAAAATGAGTACGGTCAATCATAATAGTTCCTTTATCAAAAGGTGCTGAACTATCTTTTCTAAATACATCAAAGCGTACTCTTATTTCACCACGAGGTAAACGAGTATGATCTACAGTTGCTTTTTGTCCTACAGTATGCATGACAGTA